CTGCCTCCAAAATCGATCTACCCAGGGTAGATCCGTAGGGTTTAGCCGTAATCGGCCGGCTCCGTTTTGGCCTGCACGCGCCCTTCGCGCTTGGCCGCATCGAGTTCTTTTTGGAGGTCAGCGGCTTTTTGGAAATGGCCGTCTTGACGCAAGCTGATAATCTGTTGGGATTTCGCCGCGTACTGTTCGGCCGTCATCGCGGCCGGCGGCGTCGGCGGTTCTCCTCCGCCGGCCGCGCGGCGCGGCGTCGGCGCGGGCGGTTTGCGGCCGTTTTCGGGTGTTGCCGTCGGCGCGTACGCTTTCAGCAGCCCGATGAACGCTTCGGCGTCCAACCGTTTCGCGGCTTCCGACGCTTCCTCCAGCCGCGAGCGGCGCTGGCCGGGCCACGGCTGATTGAGCCAGGCGTTTAACGCCGGATCGTTTTGCATTTGCGGGTAGTCGGGCAACTCCTGCAAGACCCGCGACCAAAATAAATTGGTCGCCGATTGCTGGCTCAATTGCGCCGTGCTTTGCAGTTGCGGGGCAAACCGGTCCTCGATCTCCTTTCGCTGCTTGGCCAGCAATTCGACCACGACCCGCGCCGCCTCGTCGCCCAGGACGTCGGCCACGTCGGCGGGGATTTCGCTTTGCGGCTTTTCCCGCCCGCCGCCCGCGAGCTGGGCTTTGAGTTGGTCGATCTCGGCCTGTTGCTGCTCGACGCGCGAGGACCAATAGCGGGCCTCGTCCAGCAGTCGCGGCACTTCGGCGTTGTACTTGCCCTGGAGCACGTTGTATTTGTGCTCCCAGTCGTCCGTCTTGGGCGAAGGAGGGGCCGCCGCGTCAAGCGCTGCGGTCTCGCCGCTTTCGGGCTCGGCGCTCTCTTGCCGCTGCTCCGGCTCCGCCGGCGGCTGGAGTTCCTGCCGCGCCTTATCGCGCTGGGCGATCACCTGTTCGGGGATTTCAGTTTGGTATTCGGGTGCCGTTTCCATCACGAGCCTCCATTGAAGTTAAGGTGTTCGCGGTATCGTGTCGCGCCCGTCGGCCGGGCGATTGACCGGTCTTGACCCCGCCGCACGGCGGGCGTAAGCTGACAGTACTTGAATACCTTGGCGGCCATCCGCCCCGTCAGCGCGCTTTTTTTATGCCCGAAATCCGCCCTGGGTTTCTGGTAAACTGCCCTGCAAGGCAGGAAAGGATGAGGAACAGGAAATAACCAATACCTGTCCGAGCCACCAAGGTTGCTCAAGTTGAGTCCTTCCTGCCCCGCTACTCTGAACGCGGGGCGATTACTTGAAACCTTGGAGCACTCCGCATGTCTGGCAACGCCCTGTCCCTGACCGTCATCGAAGGCGGCCCCCGCATCCTCGATGTGCAATTGGCCGAGCATCTCGGCTTTGAGCGTCCCGTCAAAATCCGCGACCTCATCAAGCGCAACGAAGCTAAGCTGTTGAGTTTTGGAGTTCTCCCCACGGTGGGGAAAACCTCCGGCGAACTCGGTGGACGCCCCACCGCCGAGTATTACCTGAACCAAAAGCAGGCTATTTTCATCTGCATGAAGTCGGAAACCGAGAGGGCATTCGACGTGCAGGTCGAAATCGTTCGCGTCTTCGACGCCTACCTGAACGGCGGTTTTTATCTCGCCATCCCCATGCCCGCCCTGATCTCCGACGGCCAACTGAGCCGGCTGAGCGACACCATCTGGTGCATGGCGCGGGCCTTCTACATGGAAGGCAGCGTCCGGCATTGGCTGGGCAAATACGCCTGCGCGCTCGCCCGCGTCAGCCGGCGGGACCGCATCCCCGCCGCGCTCTATCCCGAAGTCGAGGATTTTTTGAACGGCATGGACAAGGCGGTGATGGCCTACCGCCTCGAGCGGATCGAGCACGAAAAGAAGTGGTTGTCGCTCACCCTCAAGCGCGAACTGGACCGCCGCATGGGGCGGTCGGGGCCGGAATTCGAGATGCTGGCCGAAGACCGCGAAGCCCAGCAAGCCTGACCCCGCACGCGCCACGGACGGCGCTATACTCGCCGAATCGAAAGGAGACCGCCGATGACCGACGCCGATTTCGCCCTGATGTTCAACATCCTCAAGCAGATTCAGGCCGACCTGGGCGATGTGAAACACCGCCTGACCAGCGTTGAAACCCGCCTGACCCACATGGAAACCACCATTGCCGGAATGCGCCGCGATCTGGCCCACATGTACGGCGACGTGGTGGAAACGCACACTCGGATCGACCACCTCACCGCCAGGGTGGATCGCATCGAGCGCCGGCTGGAAATCGGCGACGCGCCGCACTGAGGCGCCGCCTGCTCGCCCCGGACGGCGCTCAATCGCCACGGTCCCTCCGCGCTTCGAATTCGGCGGGGATGCCTTCGAGCCACGCGAGCGCGTCGCGCAGCGCGCACGCCGCGCCGCACAGCTTCGGGTCGGCGCTCGCCAGCGCCCGTTTCGTCGCGGAGGCGGCTTCGGCGCTCAAAACGTCGAGCAGGGCGGGAAATTCCGCCGCCCTGGAAAGCCGGTACAGCCTTTCGACGGTCTCCCGAGGCAAGCCGCAGTTGCTGTTGCGCCAATTCCCGCGCTTGCTGTCGCTTTTCGATCTCCTCGCGCGTCGGGGCGATCTGGTCGGGGTCGAGCGAGAGGGTTTCGGCGGTGCTGCGCAAAAGCTCGGCCCGGCGGGCTTCGCCCATGATGGCCAGATCGGTCGGGTTGTTGGTCGTCTGCAAAAACTCGTTGCGCCGCACCTGCGCTTGCTCGCGCACGATCAGCGCGGTCGAGCCTTTCGCCACCACCTTCACGTCGCCCTTGATGCTCCGGTCGGGGTGGTAGAGCATGGCGTAGCGGAACATCGCCGAGATGAGCGGCTCGATGATGCCCGTGTCGATGTTCGACACGATGGCCTTGACCGTTTTGCTCGCCGCGCCCATCAGCATCGAGAGCCCGGAGGCGGTCCGGCCCGCGCCACCGACGTTTGAATCGCCCTGGATGTAGCGGGGGATACCCGATATTTCGTCGGCCAACGCCGCGAATTTCTCGTAGATCGCCATCAGCTCGGCGGCGTGCATGTCCGGCTGAAAAAAATGGAGCGGCGGGACGCTGGATTGGCCGTATTTCGCGGTGTTGAACCGCCACACTTTCCAGGGCCACATCTTTTTGCCGTCCTCGCCCGGCGGCATCTGTTCGAGATCCACGCCGGCTTGCGGGCCGGAGGCGATCGCCATGTTGTTGCCGAGCGCGCGGGCCGCCGCGTTGCACATTTTTTGAAGGTAATCGATGGTAAGGGGGATGCCGATGCCCCAAAACGAGCCGGGGCGAGCGCGGTAGACCGCTTTGTGATAGGGCCGGAACGCCTCGTGCGGCTCCTTGATATCCACCCGGAACACATGGGAGTCGATCATCCACGCTTCGATGGAATATTCCGCCAGCGGCTCGACCGACTTGACGCCCCAATCGATCAGCAGTTGCCCTTGCACCTCACCGAAAAAGATCAGCGCATCGAGCGTGTTGGAGCCGGGCAGATAAGCGGATCCGCTTTTGCTCGAAGCGGCGGCGACCGCCTGGTCGACGTGTTCGGCTTCGCGGTGGCCGGTCGTCCCGTGTTCCTTGAGAATGTCGTCGATTTCGCGGTCGTTGTAGCCGTCGATCCCTCTGAACGAGCGTAAGTCGCTACGCCGCAACTTGTAAATTTCGATCAGATAGTCGGCGTCTTCGACGGACGTGGCGTCGCCGGACGGATACAAATCGAGCGGGCTGACGCGCTCGACTTCCGGATAGACCTCTTCCTTCTCAACCGGCGTCCATTGCCCGTCTTTTTGCTCCCACGCGAGCCGGCGCCGGGTGCGCGGCACCGGCCCTTTCAGGATCGCCGTGCCAAAAGTCGTCAAGTCCAGGTCGATGGCGTTGGCCATGACGGCTTTAAACGCCGACTCGTCGAGATAATCTTCGATGGTTTTAGCCATCTTATCGGCGCGGGCGCGCGCCGCTTTCTCGCGCGCCCGCATCGCGTCGGCCTTGGCTTTTTCGGTGGCCTGAGCGATTTGCGCCTTGACCGCCTCGGGATCGGGAACGGTCCCGCTTTCGGCGATCTGGCGTTGCGCGGCGTCGAGCGCGGCCCGATTGATGATGTCCGCTATCGCGGCCGATTCCCCAGGCGACAGGTCGGGAACGGCGGTCGGGTCCAAGCCCCAAGGCCGATCCAGGCTCAATACGTCTCTGATCCACGAGCCGGCGCCGACGCATTTCTGCTCGGTGAGGCGCACGAACAGTTCGGAGCCGCCGAATTTGCGGATTTCCGCCAGCACGTCCGGCTCGTAGCGCCCCGCGCGCTGGTTGAGCGCGGCGATCATCTCCGCTTCGATGTGCGACTTGGCGGCTTTGGCGTCTTCGAAGCAGCGGCGGATGTGCGACGACAGGTTGGAGATGACCTGCTCGCGGCGCTTGTCGGCTTCCCGCTCGGCTTCCCGCTCCAGCGCCACCAGTTCGGCGTTGCTGAACGCGGGCATGATGGAATCGCTCCGATAGCCCGGCGCTTGCCTGAAATCGACGGGAACCGGCGGTAACATGATCAGGTCCACCCGGCGGCGGTTGGAATGTCGGCGCTATCGCGCGCCCCCCGGCGCTCGTCCTGCCGGGCGAACCCTTGCGCCCACTGCCGGAAAGCGTCGGCGCCGTGGCTGTTGTCATCGTGTAGCGGATGCGACTGAAAGCAGCCCAAGCGCTCGTTCCACGCGCGACGGTATTTCGACAGGCGCTTGATGCCCTCGGCGCACGCGACTTCGTCGAACCGGCTGATCGCGATACCGTCGCGCGTCGCCTGAATACCTTTCAGCAAATCGGTGGCCGGCACCACCCTGATCGGACGCATCCCCAGCTTTTCCGCTTCGTCGGCGTAGGTTTTGCCGTCCTTGGGGTCGCGCTTGGCGGCGTCGTGCGGCAAGTAGTGCGTGCCGAAGGCGAACCCCGGTTTCAGGTGGCGCTCTTTCAGCAGGTTCCAGTAGTGTTGCAGCGGTTCGCCCGATCCTTCGTGATAGCCGATGAAGTGATGGGCGGTCCCTACCTGCTGGTGCACCCAGATCGCCGTGAAATCGTCGATGCCGATATCCCAAAACGTGTTGATCGGCGCGCGCGGATCGGGGGGCACCGCGCAAATCCGCCCGTCCTTCCGCGCTTGCGCGAGCTGCGCGCTGTAATAAGCCCCCTCCGTGGCGACTTTGAACGCTTCATCCGGGGTGCTCGGATACTCGCGGAAACAATCTTCTTGCAGCTTTTCGCGCTTCGCCGCATACCAGTTTCGTTGCGGCTCGCCGAGCGGCCGGCCGATTTCGGCTTCGAGCTGCGTGAAGTAGCGCCGTAGCGCGTCATTGATCGGTTGCGGGTCGGCGAGCGAATAGGTCGGCTCTTTCCACCACGGGAAGAAAAAGAACCGATAATCGGCGACGCCCGGCGTTTTTTTGGCTTCGGCGAGCGCCTTGGCCCGTTGGGTGTAGTCGTAAAAGTAGCCCTCGTTTCCCTCGGCGGTCGACTCGATGACGACCAGGTTGCCGGGCGCGACCGTTTCGAGCGATCCGGTCACCACCTCCTTCGCGCGCGGCGGGAACTGGGCGCAAATTTTGCCGAACTCCGAGATGTGCAAAAAATGGATGGTGCCGGAGCGCAGCGAGGTCGCGACGCGAATCGACGAACCGTTCGCGAAGCGGTAGCGGTGGATGCTATCCGTGACCGCCGGAACGGCGCGGCGCACCGCCGCCGGCAGGTTCTCGTAGGGGAATTTGACGTTGCGGGCAAACAGCTCCTTGGCGCTGTCGTCGTTGTGCGCGATCACGCCGCACGCCGTGTTGGGCACAAACAGAGCGGTATCGAGTTGCAGCAGGTTGACGAGCGTCGACAAACCGAGCTGCCTGACTTTTAAGATGAGGTTGTTGCAATGGAGCTGTTCGAACAGCTCGCGCTGCGCCCAATTCATCCGAAATTTGATCCGCCGCCCCTGCTTGTCGATGATCCAATAGAGATTATCGAGCCGCCAGCGCTGGTTGCCGAACGTCGCCAGCATCGCGCCGCGATCGAGATCAATCATCGTCGTCGCCACCGGCGTCGGCGCCGCCAGCACCGGCTTTTTTGCGCGCTCTGCTCAGCGCGTCGGCCCCCGCCCCGGCGATCAGCGCCAGCAGCTCCTTCAACTCCTCGCTAACGTCGAGCGCGAACCGGTCGTTGAACATTCCGAGGTGGCGCGCCAGCGAGTCGAGCGCGCCCTTCTTTTGGTCGAAGCGCACTTTTCTGACTTCGCCGACGCCCATGATGGAATTGCCGACCGTCACTACATCGATGCCGGTGATCGCCGCCGCCGTATCGTCGTCCAGATCGCCGATAGGCTTCAGAATTCCCGACTCGTCGTAGAGTTTTCTGGGGTCGAAAAACGCGATCTTGGCGTACTCTTGCCGTATGCGTACGGCGGTGATCATCGACCGCTCTTCGATCTCGGCCGTAAGCTTTTGTATCTCTTCGGCTATGCTGCGATTTGCTAATAGATAAGCGCCGCGCGCGTTCGCGCCGGTCGGGCTGTAACCCGCCCGGATCGCCGCCTGCGCGCCGTTCCGGTCTTTCACGTACTCGACCGCGAACGCTCGCTGTTTCGGCGTGAGCGCCACCGCCTAGACACCCGCTCGAAGCCCCGGCGCGGATTGAAAAACCCGCGTGTCGGCTGTGCTGAATTTGTGCCGGTTTACCGAGATTTTATTGGAGTTGCTTCGATCTGTTTTGGGGTAGAAAGAGCAAGCGATTGAAAGAGAAGTGTGTTTTGACAGACTCGAAATCGGATGGGGGTCTAAC